TCGCCGACGTGGCGGCGACATAGAAGTGTCCCTCGCCGGGGACGATGACTGCCGCGCTGTTTGTTGCCATGAGGCTTGTCTCCTTGAGGGCGGTGCTATCTAGGCGGGTGCAGGCCGCAAGAACAGGGAGTAGGACGCTTGGAAGCGCCACACGTCGGCCGCCTGGTCGGCGGTACGAAGTTCGGAGGGTCCGGTTTCCTCGACGAAATGGGCGACGTGCCCGTCGTCGAATGTGGTCTGATCGAGGGCGGCGTCGCGGAGGGCGTCGCCAACGGCCCTGGTGGTCGCATAGGCGGTGGTCCGGTCGTCGGCCCAGACCTGGACGTCGATGGATGCTCGGTCCAGGAAGCGTGGGTCGACGGATGAGCCACCGATCCGGTTGAGCTTGCAGAACGGCAGCGACTCGATGAGGTCGGCGGGGATCTGGGTGCCGAACTCGACGCCAGCCGGAATGGCTGTGCGGACGATGTCGAGGATGAGCATGTCGGCGTCGGGGAGGGTCGGGACGTCGGCCACTGGCCCTCCTAGATTCGTGCTGCGCGGGCGAGAATGTGCAGCCCCTGCATGGCGCCGACGGTGACGCCGTCCTCGCGGGTGAACGCCTCGCGGCCGTACTCGATGGAGATGGCGGCCTCGTCGACAAGGGAGACGATGGCGTCGGTGTCCTGGCGTTCGATTTCGATGGACGCCGCACCGGTGACCCGATGGGAGGCGAGGTCCGACTTGGCGCGAGCCTCGATGGCGCGACCTTCGTCCATGACTGCGCCTGTGACGCCGGACAGGTGGGCGATGTAGGCGTTGACGCCACGATGGTCCATGCCCACGCCACCCAAGCCGACGGTCGCCATCAGCGTTCCTTCAGATAGACGGTGACGTGACGGGTGGCAGGTGATCCGCGGTGCAGGCGTGGTTCTGCGATGACGTCCCAGTCGATGTTGTCGAACACGACCCGCCCATAAGGGCCTGCGGGAAAATCGCGTGTAATGAACCGATAGACGGTCTCGGTCTGCTGGCCTAGGTCGGCGGTTTCTGAGGCGGTGGAGGGCTGCCAACGGCCTCTCACGGCGACCCCTGTCGGCCCGGCGGTGAGGATCCGGTTGCCGTAGGAGTCGGTTTCCTCGACCTCGGCAAAAACGGTCACTTCGTCGGGTCCGCGGTCGAGCAGGCTCACGGCAGTGAAATCCAGACGAGCGAGTCGTGGTAGTTGTCATCGACCGCCGGCCAGGTGCCTTCAGTAGTGCCGAGTGACGGGGTGATGGTGAACGCACCTGATGAGACGCCGAGGCGGGACCATTCGTCGGACGAGAGAGCGAGCTTGCCGCCGGGGATGTCGCCGGCGCTACGGAACCGGGTGTAGGCGTAGTCGCCGTCCTGCTCCTGCAGAAGCCCGCCGGGGTTGCGGAGGACTCTGGCGACCGCGTCAGACTCGGCCTCGACCAGCGCCGACAGGTATGTCTCGACGTCGATGCGGTTGTCCAGGTCGGTGATGCGTGCCCGGATCCGGTTCTCGATCCGGTCGAGGAGCCCGTTGGCCTGGGTTTCCTCGTCTTCGGTGAGTTGCCGGCCGAGGGAGATGACGACGTCGTCGAGTGATGCGTAGGACATGGCCGCCCCCTACTTGGTTGACTTCTTTGCCGACTTCTTGGCGGCCTTCTTCTTCGGGGCCGGCTCGTCGTCCTGCTGGTCGGGAGCGAGGCGGTAGCCGAGCCTTTCCCAGTGCTGGACTTCGGCGTCGCGGACCTCTCGGACTGCGCGATTACCTGGTGCGACCATGCGAGGCATAAGTCAGGTCCTCCCGTGGGGTGAGGCAGGGGGACAGGCGATCGGCCTGTCCCCCTGACAGCTCACTTCTTCTTCGTGCTCGACTTCTTGGCGGGCGCCTTCTTGGCCGCCGCCTTCTTGGGCTTCGGACTGTCAGCCTCGTAACCGGCTGCCGTCCAGAAGTCCACCGACTCGTCGTCGGTCGTGACCTGATGACCCGTGTGCGGGTTCGTCAAAGTGGCCACGATTACGGGGTCGGGTCGATGCCGTTGTTGATCCGCACGAAGTGGTTCACGTTCTTCGTGACGAAGCCAACCTCGATCTCGGCGCGGACGGCGAACATGTTGCGCTGCCACAGGTTGACCTGTGTGCCGCCGTCGTTCACGGTCGCCTGATCGGAGATGTCGACCTGAACACCTTCGACCGTTCCGTAGATCGCGGAGTTGGCGAAGTCGCCGGCCACCGCGATGTCCGTCGAGCTCGCGTTCTCCTTCAGCGCGCCACGGGTCGAGTAGACCGGACGTCCGAAGATGGAGCCGACACGGCCCGACGTGGTCGGGTCGGGGATGAACAGCGGCCGTCCGTCGTCGGCGAGCGACCCCAGCAGGAGTCCCTCGAACGCCGGCGAGGCGATCCAGTCGGAAAGGTTGCCACCGGCTGCAGCGACCGCATTGAACACGGCCACGAGATCCGCGTAGGTGGCGGTCGCGTCGACGGTCAGGCCAGGAGCGGACGAGAGAACGTCGAAGCCGGAACCGGGGGCAGTGCCAGCAAGGACGGTCGAGTCGAACTTCTTGGCCAGCGCGCCGGGGAGGCGACGACGAAGCTCGCCGTACAGGGCGGGCAGGTCGCGCCGGAACTCCATCGAGAACGTCTCGATGACGGCGAGCTTGTAGGGGGTCATCGTCTTGTTGGAGACGGTGGCGTGCGAGACAGGCTTCTCAGCCGACTCAGCCACCCAGTCTGCGGCAGAATCGCCGGTGACGATGGGGATGGACACGCCGGAACCCGGCAGCGAGATACGGCGTGAGACCGCCATCACCGCTGACTGTTCCTGCGCTGTGGTCCAAATCTCCGCAGAGACCTGGGCGGGGAGAGACACACCAGTGGTGGTGCGCTTGATATCGCCGACAGCCATGTCGGGAACCTCTTTCGATAGTTAGCGGGTGAACGCGCCGTCAACTGCGGCAGCGAACATGTCGGCGGTCGACGCGGATGCGTCACCGCCGGCGGTGCTTCCCTGTGACGGGTCCACTGGACGATCCGAATGGGCGGTCATCGCGGCGAGCTTCTGAGCTCGTGCGTCGATCGCTTCGGTGTCGGTGAGTTCGGCAAGGAACTCGACCTGGTCGTCCGTGAGTCCGTTCACCCGTGCAGCTCGCTCACGGTGCAGGGATATGGCGACTTCTGCCGCGGCTTCTTCGGCCTCCTGGGCCTTCGCTTTGTAGTTGTCGACCTCGCTGGCCTGTTGGGTCAGCTCCTCGACTTGCTTCTTGAGTCCGGCGATGGCACGCGCGTCCTTCTCGTCCTGCGGCGCCTTGTCCTCTTTCGCCTTCTTCAGTTCGGCCCTCAGGGCCTCGATGGTGCGCTTTGCCAGTGCGGCGTCGAAGTCGCCACCCGACTCATCTGACGTGGTGGCGGTATCGGTGGTGTCTGTCTCAGACATGGGGCGGCCCTCCTAGGGCGTTTGGTGCGTCCCACCGATGGCGGCGGGAAAATCAGGACGCGGACTGTTCCGCGTACAGATGGCGGCGTAGCGCGTTCAGTGCGGCGGTGCCGCTGCGGCCGCCGGTCGTCTCGTACCAGAGCCGTTGGGCTTCGATGTAGGCGTCGCGTCCGGGCCAGTCGTCACGGTCGAAGACCGGGACGGGGACGCAGTCGCAGTTCGGGTGGTAGGGCTCGCCTGTTTCGCGGCCAAGTGAGGCGGTCTTGCGTGTCTTGTAGACGGGGCCGCGGCTGACGAGCATGGTGCAGAACGCGCACGTTTCGTCGCCGGAGGGAACCCGTGCCCATCCCAGTGCGGCGCCGTCGTTCTTGACGGCGTCCTCGACGGTTTCGCGACCGTCCGCCATGACGTGTTCGGCGGCGATGGACTCGGCCTGTTCGGCGGCGATCCGCTGTTCCTCGGCGGTCAGTTCGTCCACGCCGGTCAGTCGTGCTCGCGGCGGGGTCAGCGCCTTGTCCAGACGTAGCAGCGGGTACCTGCGTTCGACGAACTCAGGCGGCGGTCCTGCAACGTTGGGGCGTTGGCTCAGGTAGTAGTCGACAGACAGGTTGAACGTGTCCAGCCGGCCGCGCATGACCTCGGGATAGATCAAGGCGAGGAATCGGCGCCACGCGCTGTCGTCGACGTTGGCGGGGAGGAACTGGAAGTAGGACCGGACGAACGCTGCGGTGGCTGCGGCAATGGCGAGAGCCCGGTTGCGGTACTCCTCAGGCGTCATCGTTCAACGTGCCGTCAACGGCGAGAAACCTGACCGCCGGATCATCGTCCTCGAGCGCCAACAGCCGGCGACGCTTCTCGAACGACATGCCCAGTTCCTCACGTGCCGCGTCGATCGGAAGAATGGACCGGCCCTGAGCGTCCTTCGCGGACACAAGCTTGACGACTGCGTCGGCCTTCGCCGCATAGGTCGGGGTAGCCGGGTCACGCCACACCGTTTCCATCCGGAAGGCATCGTCGGGGAGCTTCCCATCGGTGATCAGGAGGCCGATTCGCATGACCTGTTCCCACGACTCGCCGAATGCGCGGGCTTTCCGTTCAGCGCGTTTAATGAGGCGGGTTTCCAGCATCCTGATGGCGTCTGCCGATGACGGGTTGTCCGACGACACACCCAGATACTCGGGCGGCAGGCCGGACAGCGACGACACGGTTTGGGCGTAGAACCGGATGACCTCGGTGAAGTTGCGGAGGTCGGCGCCAGGAACCTGCTGCACCTTCGCCTCGGTGTTCTCGATGGCGTTGATGCGGCCCATATACGCTTCCCACGTCGTCTTCGCCACGCCGTCCGGGCCGACGAAGTCGCCCTCGGATGCGCCGAACACATACCGGGACGGGACCGCCAGGAGTTCCTGTGCGCCCTGGAGATTCGACATAGACCGACAGGCCGCGTCCGTCAGCGGGATGATGTCGGCCATCTCTGAGCGGCCCGCCCTATCGGACAGGCGGGCCCGGTTGATGAGCGGTACCACCGGCACCACCGGCAGTGAGTGCCGGACCTGATAGTCGAGCTTCCAGAATGCCGGGCTGGACGTGTGGTAGTAGCGGGTGACCTCAGGCAGATAGACGGCCGCGCGGGTCGGTCGGTCGGCCTCATCCCATTCATAGATTCGGACGGCGTACTGCACTTTGCCTGTACGACGGTCGATGATGATGCGGATGCCGGCTAGCGACTCGACAGTGATGAGCGGCGTGGTCGGGTCTTCTTCGTTGGCGCCGACAAACACGGCAGCCTGACCCTGCACCAACGCTTCGATGTGGCCGAGCGACGATTCCTCGTCGAGCCGGTTCGCCTGCCACCACGCCCACAGCCGGTCGTCGCTGTTGTTCTCCTGGCCGGTCATGCGGAAACCCTCGACGTCGAGACGTTCCTCGAGCGAGTCCACAACGAGTCGCGGCCAGTTGATGACCGTCTGCAAGGCGCGCATCTCAGGCGGCAACGACAGGCCGAGCTGGTGGATTCGGGCGACCCCGTTGTAGTAGTCGTTGTTGATCTGCGACGGGACGCTCCGCGATGCTTCCTCGATTGCGGCGATGTCGTTCGCGACCATGCTCACCGCCGTTTCTAGGAATGTGTGCTCAGCCGAAAACGACGACCTTGCTCGAGGGTGCGACCTTGCCGCTGTTCAACGCCAAACGCCGGCCAAGTCGGGCACCGACCATGCAGACGGCGAGGTCGACGTGTTTCTTGGAGTCGCGGTTGACCTTGCCGAGCGAAACGCCCCACTGGTTCGGTCGGCGGCGTGCGTTGTAGGCGTGAAGTTTCAGGAACGGGTTGCCGTCGTGAACGAGGGACTGCTCTGCATCAATCTCTTGAGCAACCTGCATCGCCATCTCGGTGAACGCCTTGTTGCGTTCCTTGCCGCCTTTCTGCGACAACCGCATGTCGAATAGCATCGAGTGGTACGTGCAAGCCTTAACTGCAACCTTCTTGCCGAGGTCGCGGTGCAACTTGTCAATGACCTCGGCCCAATAGAGGGCTTCGATGTCGTCATCGTCCGTGGCGGGTGACGGGTCAATGCCGAACCAGGCGACTCGATACTGCGAGAATGCCGCACGTGCTGCCGCGTCAACTTCCTCACGAGGAGCCAGCCAGTGTGTCCCGCGGTCGCCGTGTGGGCGCTGCCACACACCAAGCACGAACACGTAACCGTCTGACAGGCGACACCCAACAAGCCCGGTGGCGTCCTCAGACTTTGAGCAGTCAAGAAACATGGCAATCTGTTCGCCATCATCAACCGCCTGGGGATCGGCACAGGCGTCGAAATTGACTGGCTCAATCCAGGCGTCCTCAGCTGCTCCAAGACCGTTCAGGTAATACCTGACCGAGTCGGCGACCGACGTGCGCCAATCTAAGATCTCGTCCGACGTCCGCTCGAGATCAGCCCAGCCGAGCGCATCGGAGTATGCCGCGCCAAGACCGGCCATCCGAGATTTGTCGTCGTTCAAATCCGTCGCAGGGGGCGCCTCGATCGAGTCGTAAAGGATGTCATCCCGCTTCGCCTTGCCAGCAACCTGGGCCTGCCATGCCCCATACGATCGCTCAGCCACCGAGTCGTCGCCTTGGCGGTGCGCGTTGGTGAACTCGATCAGCCGAGCTTGGATGCTCCGCGGTGACTTGCCGATGTTGCGGCGCGCTACCCTCGCGATGTTGTGGCCGCCAGACGACTTCGTCATGTGGTGAGACTCGTTCAGCATGATCGCCGTCGCAGGGTCGCCCTCAGACGACTTCTCCGACGCAGTCAGCAGCTCCAGCCGGCCGCCCGTGCCTTTGATGATGGTCCGCGTCTCGCCAACGTCGACGTTGTAGAACTCACGCGTCCGCCTGTTCAGCATCGCATTCGCGATCCGAAGAACGTCCTTGGCCTGATCCTCACTATTCGCCGCAATCTGCACCAGCGGCAATCCATGAGGCTCGCCCACCGGTCGGCCATCAGAGTCGAAGCCTACGAAACGTGACGGGCCGATGAACTCAAGCAAGGCCCAAGACGCGCCGAACGGGTCCTTTCCTGTGCCCTTCGCTCCACGCTTCACCGCAGACCGGTACCGCCAACGACCCTCGTCGGTGAGCTCATACCAGAGCACCAGGAACCGCTTCTGACCGTTCGTGAAACGCCACGGCCTACCCGTGTGATAGTCCGTCAGGCCCGGTTCGTCGGTATGGCCCTCGGCCCATCGGATCAGCGACGGCCCAAGGCTGCGGTCCGCCAGCGCCTGTTTTTCGTCAGGATCGGAAGGCCACGGAAGCGTCGTCCATGCACCGGTCGTCGGTTCAATCCGGTAACCGGGTAAGAGTTCAGAGGGCGCGGAAGTCATCGAGGACCGCCACCGGCTCCGGTGCCGCCTCTACGGCTTGCCGCTGCACTTCGATGCGCAGCCGGCGCCTGTCGCCTTCGGTCACGATCAACACGCTCATCGCCCTTAGATACGCGGCCAACGATGCGCCCTTCATCGGGATCGTCTCGAACACCGGCTTACCGCGATCAGTGATCCCCACAACCTGCGGCTGCAGGTCACGCGAAATCGACTCTGCGATCAGGTACGCAGTCGCCCAGTCGGACGGCTCGTAGTACTTGACCTGGGCTGACTCAGCCAGCGCCGTGTACCAGCGAGATGCGATCGGATGCCAGTCGCCATCAGGCTCTGGCACGTCAACGACCCCGACCACCTTCACGGTTTCGGCGGGAATTTCAGGGGCATTGGTGCGGCGTCGCTCGGACGTCCGCTTTGGGACGGGACCGCGTGTCATTCTGACCTCCTGGGCCGGGGTGTTTCGCCCACCTGGGGCACTCGTGCAGTCATTTCGTCGTGAGGCTGGTCGTTGAAACCCGTAGTTTGCCTCGGTCGCTA